TTTTCGAAGATCACTAGTGAATGGCATCGTCCCTCCGGGGACGTCCGTCTGCTTGATGATGGCCTGCTAAAGTACAATGTTACCACCCCGAAAAGGTGCTATGACGGCGATTACTTGGCTATCCTCAAGAAGACACTTGATGAACTTCGTCCCTCTAAGCGTATCGTCCCTCTCACCCTAGGCGCTGCAGCTAAGCACCCCGATTTCCCTAAGACTACGTCTCCTGGTTTTCCATGGATACATCAAGGCTTTCATACCAAGGGAGATGTTCTCGCGGACAAAGCTGCAACTGGGCACATTCATCGCGCTTGGGATATGATAGGGAAGGGTACCTCGTGGTCACTTCCGGATTCTGTGGCTTTCCATCGAGTTGTTGCGTCTGTGCGCGACAAGGAGAAGGTTCGCCCTGTCTGGGGATATCCAGTCGATGTTGTCTTAGAGGAAGCTCGCTTCTTCCTCCCTCTCCTCGCTTGTCTTAAGGAGGAGGTCAACGTTCGCGACTCGTTTTATGGCTTGGGCATGGAAACTGCTCGCTCTGGCCATGAGCACTTGGCTCGGTCCTTCTCTCAACCTGGGATCAAGCTGAGTTTATCCGGTGACCTGACAAACTTTGATGCGCGTGTGCCTGCCTGGACCATTCGAGATGTCTTTTCTCTGGTCTCAGATTGGTTTGACTTTTCGAAAGTCCTCGATTCGGAAGGGAAATATTGGAACGTTAACGTTGGACAGTCCTGTCGCAGGTGGAAGGCTATGCTTTCCTACTTTATCAACACCAAGGTTAGGTCGCCTTCTGGTCTTAGGATTCAGAAGTCTAGCGGCGTACCTTCTGGTTCCATGTGGACCAACTTTGTTGATACTTGTGTCAACGCTGTCCAGTTCCGGACTGCTCTCTATCGCACGACCGGGTCCTTGCCTGCCAAGGACTATTATTACGGGGATGACAGCCAAGTCTTCCTCGTTCAGAGTTCTATCTCTCTCGATGCTTTAGCGGCTGAACTACTCCGGGCGTTTGGCGCCATCCTTTCAGTAGATAAGACGATCCTCACCGATAACCCGGACAATATACATTGGCTTGGCTATTATTATCGGCCTGGAGGTCCTCGGAGGCCTATGGACTTCATCGTCGCCTCCACCTTCTACCCTGAACGCGAAGTCGACTCTGCTCTTGAGTCGTGTGCCCGCCTTCTTGGCCAGTTGTACTCGTGCATGGATCCCCATGCCGCCGTTCGTTTTCATGATGCCATACGTTGGATTATGACTAAGTTTGGTCTCTCGTCCAAAGTCGTCCAGGACTTTTCCTCTAAGCCTTCAAAAGCTTTTAAGTACCTGGCGACTCTTGGACTTGAGGTGTCCGACATCCGTCTTCCGGATTGCTTCGTTGATCCGTTTGGAGACCGCTATATTCCGGCTGTGATGCCACGCCCTTGCCCACGGCGCTTCACTCCTTACCGGAATTTGTTGTTACCGGCCTTTGCGTTCGTGCCAGAAGCATACCAGAATCGTTCTTTACGTCAGAAACTTTATAAAGATTTTATTTTATATACTCAAACTTTCAGTTTCTATGACGAGTTCGATCTCGACCGCGCTTATTTTTTCTGATTAGCGACCAG